ATTTTGTTCGGTTAAACATACCCATGGGTGGGGCACTTTTTAAATGTTGTTCCGGGTCCCTTTTCAAGTGTTAGCTACACTTACCGTCTTTAAGGTTATGTTTCTTCTCGTAGTTGGAAACTGCGGTCTTGGAAGCATCCCCGGCACGGAAATCACCATAGGAATTTAGCACGTCCGAGAAGCTGATACCCTCAACAATGGAGTTTACCTTTGTCTCGTCCGTTACACCCTCTGCCTTCTTAGTGGCAATTCGGGTTAAGATAGCAGTGTCCACCCCAGTAAACTTCTGTTGCAGCCCTGCCAAGATTTGTTCTAAGATTGTCATACCGTATGAATTTGATTTATAAATTTCTACGGTAAATTTCGGCATTAATAAGCTATGTGAAAAATTATCAGATAGGTGATACACGACAATGAAACGATTGTCGTAAAATGGTATAAAAAAGGCGTGAAACCGAATGGAATCACGCCTAAATAAAGTATTGTAACTTATGCCGGTACAGCCATTAATTCACGCCCTACTGAACGTATTGTTTCTATAATATCTTCAAAACGTTTCTTAGACGGCTTCTTTGTTCCGCTTACATATTGAGCAAACAAACTCTGAGAAATACCTAAACGTCGTGCTATGGCAGCAGCATTCAATTCAGGATGAGCTATAAATAAATCATAAAGAGGATTAGATTTCCTTTCCCGAAAGAATCCCTCAAAACTCAAATCTTCATCAAGCTCTCTCCAATGTATTCCGTCATGGCTCGTTGTGAAATTTGCGCGCTGCGCAGGAGTAGCCCATTTCAGCCTTTGGAAATCTGAAAACTTCTCACATGCCTCCTTCCCGTCAGTGGTACGTATCCATACCTCCGTATCAGTCAACCATACCTTTTCAACTATGATATTTTCCATAACCACTTATTTTGATTTATTAAAAAATTTATTCCAATGCTCTGCTATTACTTCTTGATTTTCTTCTATAACTGATTCTACAAGTTTCAGTTCAGATGACTTCAAGCCATTATTTTTGATTAATGTAACTGGAAATAAAGTGAATTTAGCACTTACATCCCCTTTGATTACATGAACATGTATAGGCTCATGGTCATTAGCGTAAAACATAAAACGAAAACCAAATAAAATAAATATCGTTGGCATACCTTTCTCTATTGATTACCCTACAAATATAGGTAATTATTTAATTACCTACAACTATTCAAGCAAAAAATTAGCGGCAATTCTTTGATGTTGCCGCAAAATATTCTATTTTTCTTGTACTAAAATTATAATCCCTATAATTTTTCTGACTAAGAGGCATTTTTCTGTCCCTTATTTCCGATTTGCTCATTCTTTGCCGCTTGCTCCTCCTTGATTTCTGCAAGCTCCTCTTCTACCCTATCAGCATTCCCGGCAAACATGATACCTTCACGTGTGGACCAAATGCCACCACTGACAGCGGAAACGGCAGTAGTCACCTTATCATTCAAATCATCAATCATATATGGAACCAGTTCTGTTTCTATGTCAATGGTCTGCGATGCCTTGCTAAACTCGGTTGGATTGATAGAGCCTAAAGCGGAAACAATGAAATTTACTCTCCGCTGCAAGAACTCACCGATAACCTCACCGTGATTTTCTACCGCCATATGTGCACCCATGAACATAAAGCGGAAAGCGGTTCCTGATGCTTTGCCTACCCCCTTCAACGTTTCAAATGATATTCTTGGAGTGTTTGACATATCATAAGCCATATTAGTGAGTGTTTCTGCTTCAAAACGTACCGTATCTGGCACCTGATTCCACGTCAGATATTGAGCATCCGCACCTTCACCTGTAAGTTTGACCATTCTGTCCTTAACCTTACCCATGAAACCCTCCACGTCACCGATAAGTTTCAATAAAGGGAAGAAATGATAATCGATGCAATCTGCATAATTGGATAATAATTTCTCCAACCGAACCCGAAAAGTCTTTATCTTTTTGCAATAAGGTTCAGGACGGTAGGCATAGAGAACCGGTAATTTGGGGAATCCATGAGTAAAAGGCGTTCTTTCTTCATACCCTTTAGATAAATCCCACTGATAGACCATCTTATCAGTGATAGTCATAAAGCAAGTTATCTCCGAATCATCCATGAGCTTCTTCTTGTACTCACGTGAGAAAGCAATCATCTTACCTTCATCATTGAAGAACGGATAAAGCTTATCCCCACGGAACGGAGACCATAATACGCTTTTCAGCTTCTTGGTAGGTTTTACCTTGCCTCCGAATGTAGTCTTTACTTTTTTCCAGAACTTCGCCCAAAACGAATCATCATCGGTAACATACCAATATTCTGCCGCTTCTTGTTCGGAGAGCCAGGCACGGACAACCTTCTTGTTCTGATATTTGATTTTGTTGGATTTAAATACAGCCTTTACCGCATCCAGTAGCTTCTTTTCATCATCATCAGTTGGAGTGCAATCCATAGACGGTTCTGTGCCGACCGTGAAAGCAGTTTGAATGTTCACTATATCCTGTTCCAATGGAATGGAGATACGGTTCACCGGTTCAGTCTTATACTTTGCTTCGATTTCATAAGTCTTACCCGTTTTTTCATCGAAGTGCTTCTCTGCTTCTTTTTCAAGAACCTTTCTGTCCGGATATTTCTTTTCGTCAACCATGATTTCATGGCGTTCCGGATTCCAATCATCCCAAAGTTTGCAACGGTCGGGAAGTTCAGTTTTCCTACCTTTCTTCAGATAGTTTATCTTCTGCCCGATATCGGGCAATGCTAATATTTCTTCTAAATTCAATGGCATAGCTTATATTTTTAGTGTGTGAATATTCCTGTTAAATCTTTCGGCTTCTGAATCTTACCAAGAAGCTCACCCAATACATAGTAACGTACAGCATCTATTCCGTGATTGTCATGGTCTTCCGGTTCGTTGATATAGTTCCCGTCCTTATCCTTTGCCCAAACATACTTTCTGAACTCGCTTTGTAAGTTGTACGAGCGTTTGGTTATATAAATCTCCATATCTTTCATTTTGTCAATTCCGGCATTGATAGAGCCTGCACCTTTCTCTACGGCATATATCTTGATTCCTCCGTTGTGTATCTCTTGAATCAAACGTGGATTTGCGCTGTCAGCAATGACTTTCAATCCCCACGGGCGAAGAGTCTTGATGATGTCAGAAGAAAGCAATCCAGTACGGTAATCCACTTCATCCAAGTAAAGGGCGTTATCAACGATACCACAACGAATGGAAGCAGACGGGTCATGCGTATAACCGAAGTCTTGCCCGAAAGCAATTTTCTTTGCCCAAGCCGGGAACTCGTCAACAATTCCCCACTTCTTGAACACAGCACCTTCTGCAACGTCAGCCCACCGGCCGATAACCACATGAGCATACTTTTCAGGATTACTCACCTTCATATCTTCCACCTCTTTCAGGAACTCAGGAGAAAGGTTATCCAAGTTATCAAAATACGTAGTATGGATATGGAGCACATTCGGATGAGTGGAAATCTGAACCTGCACACCGTCAATCTCTACCAGCTTGTGAGTTTTCTCAATGTATTTCTTGTAGATGAAGTGATTGGAATCGCATGGGTTCATTATAATGATAATCCGGTTCTGAATACCCTTCTTGCGAATGGAGAGCATTATCTTGTCGAACTCATCTTCGCTTGTCCACTCTTCCGCTTCATCGCAGACGAAAGTCGTAATGCCTTGAATGGATTTCAGTTTTGCAGTCTGGTTCCCGGAAGAAGTCTTGATACCCCGGAACATGATACGGCTCTTAGTCATCTTATTGACTATGTCCGTCTTTGTGGTCTTGAAATATTTCGTGGTACCGTCCAAATCTATCTTCTCCATCATTTCGGGGATGATAGACATACCGGCAGAAACCATCGTGTAACGGGTGTAAAGAATCTGATGAACTATTTTCTCTACGGGAGTCATTTCAAAAGTCAACCGCTCAATAAAGGTAGAAGCATTGAAAGACTTTCCCGAACCACGCCCACCGGTGATAAGGATAATGAATTTCTCCGTATCGGTGTAGAGAGGGTGATATATGGGCTGGGGTACTATCATTTCAGCTTGTCTTTAATCCATGAATCAATAGTGATGCCGTGGTCGATGTCAGCAGGAATATCTGCATCATCTTCAGCTCTTGGAGCCGGTCTATTCCATTGTTCGGGCTTACGGTTTTTGAGCCAGAAAATACCAGCTGTTGTATCAGGTGGTACTTCTTGGTCTAATTCCACAATCTCTACCCGTTCTTTCTCGCATCTGCGACCTTCTTCATCGAAAAACACATCTTTCACCTTAATAGCCTGTTGAACTTTTACCTTCATCCCCATAGCCTTACGATAAATCTTGCTTTCAATGGCAAAATCAATGGGCGCACGCCCATTTTTTAATGCTTTAGATAATTTAGGCAATTTACCTTTCAACACAGAGAAATGCGCTTCACTGTAGCCGATGTTTGCTGCGATTTGCTTATCGTCCAAACCATCACGTGCCCAACCCTCAATACGGATTAGGTTCTGTTCATCATCAAAATCAAACTTCGGCTTTGCCATACTTATTCAATCAGTTTTAAAACACCTTCCCCTTTAGCGAACTTATCATCTGTACTTATACCAAGCAGGTCACAAAAATCAGCCTTAGCTTCGTAGGAGGAGAACGAAAGCATTATGTAAGCTTCTTCATTGAGTTGGCGTTCCTTAGCCACTGCCTTAACCTGTTGCTTAACCTCTTTCATGTGAGCTTTCTTTTCTTCATCTGTTCTATCAAGACGCTTTGATTCTTTCACCGGGGAAGATAGCAAATTATCTAAAGAATCAGACAATCTAATATCATCAATACCACTTATGGATAGAATATCATTAAGTTCAGCTTCACTCAAACCGACATCGGAGTAATCAATATCATTAATGTAATCAGCTATCAAATCAATATCTGGTTTAGTATTTCCCACGGCCATGTATGTAAGCTGTTCCTTCTCAGCCTTATCATCCAGATTTACGACCTCAACCTTAACATTGTAATCCGTGCTGGAAGTACCATCGTATTTATAATGCAAATCCATTGCTTTTATCCTGCGATGCCCGTCTATAAGATTTCCCGATTTCTCATTCCATACGATACCGCCGAGGAAACCCACTTTTTGCAAGTTCTTCTTTTGCAGTTTTACCCTCTCATCAGAATGCCTTTTAGGATTAATCGGATTCAGATTTATTTTGGAGCGCTTTATAATTCTTGTCTCACTTTGCTTTAGTTCTTTCATAATCGTATTCAAATAGTTTTCGTTCCACCAAAGGGTATTCATTTATAACTTTCTGCAAATCACCCGGAAATCTATTACGAAGAAAAAGAAGGTAGTTAATATCCGTTATGTCCGTTCCGGATGATTGATGCTTGGAATCGTATGATTCCGGTTTGATTAAACCAGCCCTGCTAATATAATCCATGACGTCTTTATTTTTGTATTCAGACAATGGATAACACTTCTTTTGCGCTTCATTAATTCCGTTCATGTCGTATGTACGTAGCATCAAACGCCTGTTCATTGAATCGGATTGCTTAAAGCCGAAGAAAGCCCACTCAATATTGTATTTCTCCCTTACTATATCTGTAAGCTGAGCCATGCTGTAAAGTTTCTGTTTCTCATTTTTCTCGCATCCCATATACCCAATGCGTCTATAGGAATAAACTGCAAAATGAGGAATCTGCACATACTTAACATTTGGATATTTATTACAAGCATAGTTTATATAACGGTTAATATGAGATAAGTCTTTAACAACGTACATATAAACGCATACAATTTCTTTAAAGTATGGTGAAATAAGGTCTAAAAGGGCTATACTGTCTTTACCCGATGCCGAGTGAAACAATATAACCCTGTCAGTCCTTTCGGCGATAGTTTTTATTATATCTATTGCCTTTTTCATCATCAAGCAATCCTACCACCTACCTTACGATTAATTCTCGCTCTTTGGGCTGCATTTCTACCCATAGATTGAAAACGACCAGCTTCATAGTCTTTTCGAGTGCGATATTTATTACCGCTCGCATCAGTTGCGTAAGTTTCTCCCATAATCTTAAATTTTAAATTAAACAATCTTTTTACCAATAAGTAAAGCCACCGAAGTGGCTTATATTATTTCAATCCATCATGATGAATAATCTCACAGATATGTAAATAATAGAACAATGGCACTTCTTCGGGCGGATTTTTCTTGAAATCTTCTAGCTGTTCATCGAAATCATGAAAATCAAATTCATCGTGCATGAACTTTATTCCTTCTTCTGTTATTTCGCCTATACCAATTTCATCAATGGCGACATCAAGTGTCCATGGTGCACCAGTACTATAAAAATGAATAGCTTCTATATCAGTCCTTAAAATAGGTTGACATTCTTGCTCGCGTCCAGCTTTTCTAAATTTCTCGTTTTCGTCAACTTGCGCAAAGTCCGTGAACATCTTCTCATATTTGGCGCTAAGCATACGTGTTTCTATGCTCTTTTTACCATTCAAAATATCTAAAGCGTTTTCTTTTGTCATTATGAGCGAATACGCTTCTATCTCTTGACCATTATAATTAATCTTCATATCACTATATCGTTATAAAATTTATACATAAAAGATAGTACCCCAAAGGTACTACCACAACCAAAGATAACGAAATATCTTCAATCGTTATACACGACAATTGGCTTATTGTCGTGAACTAAGCCATTTATCCCGTCTTTCTCTACACGCCTCTAAGGTAGGTGCGCAACAAGCAAAGAGTTCACCACTTTCAGTACGGTAATCGTACTGGTACATTCTCACTCTTTTACCTCTCAACCTAGTGTTGTAGGTAGTGTAATTCTCTTTGCCGGGCTGGCATACGCTGCAACCGTTTACATTTATTGAGTTCATAATTCAAGTAATTGTTTCGTTT